TGCCAGCAACGCCTTTTGGAAAGTTTAGAGAGCCATTTCATAAATTTACATGGAGCAGCAGTTAATGTGTATGCCGTCGAAGCCAAAAGCGCCCAGCGGTCCAAGCCAAGAAGAGTTGGACCGTCAGAGACAAATTCAGGAGCAACAGCTTGCTGAACTAAAGCGCAAGGAAGACGACCTCGCTGCCGCAGAGCAGCGTCGTGAGGATCGCTTGAGGAACAGTCGTTTGGGATATGCTTCTCTGTTTACGGGCGGCGCTGGCGGTGCTGGCTTTGAAGAAAATAATCAAACTAAACGCGCAACGCTAGGATAGCTTGGTGGTTGTTGAGTCTCCCCCATACCCGACTGCGCCGGATGATCCAGTAGAATTGTATATGCGCCGCTTTGAGCGCGCTCGTGCAATTCGTGAAAACTGGGTTCCTCTGTTCGAGGACTGTTACACCTACACCCTTCCTGCCCGAGAAAGTTTCTATATGGAAACGGGCGGAAGCGACCGCACAGATCGCATCTTTGATGAGACCGCTGTTGTCGGGGTGCAGGAGTTTTCATCTCGTTTGCAGTCAGGTCTTGTTCCAACTTTTGCTCGTTGGGCAGACCTAAAGGCAGGACAGGAGATTCCCGAAAAGCAGCGTGAAGCAGTAGACCGGCAACTGTCGTCCGTAACTGAGTATATTTTCGAGGTTTTGCAGAACAGCAACTTTAACCAAGAAGTCCATGAGAGCTTCATGGACCTTGCTGTTGGCACGGGTTGCCTTTTGGTGGAAGAAGGTGACGTAAACCATCCAATTCGATTTAATGCGGTACCATTGCCTCACGTATACTTGGAGGCTGGTCCAAATGATGAGGTAGAAGGGGTCTACCGGACGCGGCGCATGCGTCACGAAGACATTCCTCGTATGTGGCCGGGAGCAGAAATGCCTGCGTCTATGCAGGCCCGTATGCTGACCAACCAAACGCAGTATTGCGACTTGATTGAATGCACTCTGCGAAACACAGAGCGCCCAAATGAGGTTGCATACGATTACATTGTCATCTCCAAAAATGACAAAGCGGTGGTTTACAAAGACCAGTTCAAAGGAACGGGGTCTTCACCTTGGGTGGTTTTCCGTTGGTCTAAGGCCAGTGGGGAAATTTACGGGCGCGGTCCCGTGCTTAATGCACTGCCCGCAATCCGAACGACCAATCTAACGGTTGAGTTGATTCTGGAAAACGCACAGCTTGCCATCTCTGGTATCTGGCAAGTAGATGATGACGGAACAGTTAATCCAGATACAATTAACCTTGTTCCTGGGACCGTTGTGCCGCGCGCTCCGGGGTCTACTGGCCTAAGCCCTATTACCCCGCCGGGGCGGTTTGATGTTGCGCAGCTTATCTTGAACGATATGCGGCTAAACATTCGACGCGCGCTTTACAACGAGATGCTCGGTGATCCTAACAAGACACCGATGAGCGCAACTGAAGTTGCGGAACGCATGGCCGACCTGTCTAGGCAAATTGGCAGTGCGTTTGGACGGCTGCAGGCAGAGTTGATTCAGCCTCTTTTGCAGCGCGTTATTTACATCCTCAAAAAACGCGGCCTGATCGAAGTCCCGCAAATCAATGGACGGGACATTAGGATTGCTGCTACATCACCTCTTGCGCGTTCGCAAAAGCTGCAAGACGTGACAACAGTTGATCGTTTTATTGAGTTGATTGGTGCGCGATTTGGGCCGCAAGCTCTGTCCCTAACGGTTAAACCAGAGCAAGCAGCGGCCTTTATGGCAGAACGTTTGGGCGTTCCCCCAGAAATCTTGCGCACAGAGGTAGAGCGTCAGCAGTTGCTCAAGTATTTGCAGCAAGCGGCAAGCAGTATGCAGCAACAGCAAATGCAGGCACCAGATGCAGCACCGGGACAATAACAGCACGTTATCCGTTGACGGCGTACTCCGAAGTGGTCAAAAAGAAAAAGATTTAAACTCTTTGTTTGCTGCAGTATTTGCTGGAGATAACGGAGAAAAGGCTCTAGCGTATATTCGTAGCGTTTCAATCGACCAAGTGTCTGGGCCTGAAATTAGTCCAGATAAGCTAATGCACTTGGAGGGTATGCGGTATCTGGCCGCAATTATTCAAAACCGCGTCAAGAAAGGCCGTGAGCATGAGTGATGAAACAGCAAACACCGGAAGTGAGGGGGCAAACTTTTCTGCTGAGCCCTCTGGAGCAGAACGACCGGAAAACGTACCAGAAAAATTTTGGGACTCAGAAAATGCTCAAGTTGACACAGAACGGCTTTTGCAATCTTACAAAGAGCTTGAAAGCTATAACGGTAAACGCATGGAAGAGCTTCGTGCCTCTGTGGCTGAAGAATACGTGCAAACGCGGATGGCGGATCGTCCGGCCAGCAAGGATGATTACGCTCTGCCTAGTGATGGTCCCGTTGGAGATGCTGTGGCAAATGTTGACAGCGATGACCCGCTTCTTGGTTGGTGGCGCGAAACGGCTTTTGAAGCAGGTCTTAGCCAAGATCAGTTCAATGCGGGGCTAACGGCATACGTTAATCGCCGCATGTCTGAGATGCCTAATCCCGTTGAGGAGATGGCTAATCTAGGCGAGAACGCGCGTGTTCGTGTAGATGCGGTAGAAGTCTGGTCCCGTCAAAATCTACCTGCTGAGTTGTTCCCAATGGTTGCGCAGATGTGTTCTACGGCACATGGGGTGCAGGTTATGGAGCATCTTATCAATCGAACAACGCCGGTTAATATGGCGGCTGTCACAGGGTCTGTTGCCGAACAGGCACCAACCCGTCAGGACATTCGAGACATGATGAACGACCCGCGATACTGGGACCCCAACGAAAGAGACCAGTATGTAAAGCAAGTAGAAAAGCTGGTAAACCGGGTTCGTTAGAGTTTCTCCCTGCCTTACGCTCTCAATGTGCGTTGCGCGGCCCAGTGCCGCGCTCTTTTTTTAACGTGGCCCCATAACGAAATCTGCTTGGCCCTCGGATAACTAAGCAGCGCGTACTGGGATAACCGGCTGACACCAACTTTTAACTGTGAGGACGACATGGCACTCGACATTTCCGATGCCTTTATCACGCAGTTCGAGTCGGAAGTGCATGTTGCTTATCAGCGTATGGGCTCTAAGCTCCGTCCGCTGGGTCGCAACATCACTGGCGTCACCGGCTCGACTGCTCGGTTCCAGAAGGTAGGAACCGGCACGGCTGTCACCAAAGCGCGCAATGCTGAAGTGGCGGCGATGAACCTGACGCACAGCTCGGTGGATGTTACGCTGACTGACTACTATGCAGCGGACTACATTGACCGTCTGGACGAACTGAAGACCAACATCGATGAGCGGCAGGTTGTTGCGCTCAACGCTGCTGCTGCTTTGGGTCGTAAGACCGACGAACTTATCACGGATGCGCTCGACGGAACGTCGAACACGACCGTTCATGGTTCGACGGGCATTAACACCACGAAAATCTTCACGGTGTTTGAAAACATGGGCGAGAACGACGTTCCCGATGACGGTCAGCGTTATTGGGTTGTTGCGCCTGACCAGTGGACCGAACTTCTGGGCATTTCTGCTTTTGCTGACGCGGACTTCATTGGCTCCGACGACCTCCCGTACAAGGGCGGTATGACGGCCAAGCGTTGGCTGGGCTATGTTTGGATGGTTCACTCCGGTCTGCCTACGGATGGCTCCGGCAACCGCAAGACCTTCTGCTGGCACAAGTCTGGCGTTGGTATTGCGACCGGTGCTGACATCTCGACCGAGGTGAACTACGTCCCGGAAAAAGTGTCTAACCTTGTTACTTCGATGCTCTCGCAGGGTGCCGTCCTGATTGACGACAACTCTGTGTTCGAAGTGCAGTGCAGCGAATAAGGAGGCTTACTGATGGCTCTTTCTGCTAGTGATCTGCACAAGGTTGGCGGTGGCAATAAGCAGCTCTTTCTTTACGAATCGGCTGATGCGGTTGCCACTATTGCCGGTTCTGGTTACTTCAACGATGTAACCAACCAGCTTAACCAGGATGATGTAATCATCGCGGTTGGCTCCACCGGCGGTACGCGCACGGTTGACGTTCTCGTTGTTACGAGCGCCAGCGGTGCTGCGACCGTTACCACCACCAACGGTACGTAAGTAGGAGAGGGAGGGGTTAGCGCCCCTCCCTTGACCCTTTGGCAACACCGACAGCTTCTACATCAAGCATTGATATTTGCGCCCGTGCGTTAGTTCTCGTTGGCGCAAACCCTATTACGTCTTTTGAAGACGGAACTACGGAAGCAACTATCACATCGAACCTTTACGAAGACGTTGTGAGAGCTGATCTTTCGTCTTATCGGTGGCGCTTTGCCACAAAGCAAGCGGTTCTTAATCGTTTGGCTGACGCACCAACATCCCGTTGGGATGCGGCTTATCAGCTTCCAAGCGATGTTTTGACCGTAAATGCTGTAACCGTTGCGGACAAAGCGATTGATTATGACATTTACGGAGATGACGTATACGCCAATGCGGGCGTAGATGAGTCACTTGTAATTGACTACGTATATCGTCCAGATGAGTCTGAGTGGCCTCCGCATTTTGTGCTGATGGTGCAGTATCATATGGCAAGCATCCTTGCTGGCTCTTTGGCTCGTGATAGTGGGCTTGCTAAGTTGATGGCAGACCAGCATCAGGTGCAAAATATTCGCGCGAGAAGCATTGACTCTCAGCAGCAAACAACTCGTCGTTTGACGGTTAATCGTTTTCTTGAAGGTTCTGGTCGTCGCTCAACGCGTGGCTCTAGGCGCGAGAGATAATGCCGACTTACCGTGTTAATCAAACAAACTTTCAAGCAGGTGAACTAGACCCCAACTTTCATGCGCGCTCTGACTTGCAAGCGTATGATGAAGGCGGGAAGCAAGTTCGCAATTTTTATTTGATGCTTACAGGCGGTGTAATGCGCCGCCCCGGCACAACTTACCTTAACGACTTAGGCGCTCAATCTAGGCTGCAAGGCTTCGCTTTTTCTGGCGACCAGCGTTATCTT